CATAATTCATTATTCCAGTAAAAATAGGATAATTTCTTAACTCGTTTGGATCATCAAGATTATAAATGGATTTTCCCTTTATAACTTTTTGAGCCATATCTTGTAAAGAAAACATACTATTTTGAATGGAGCTTCCCATACCCAGACCAACAACATCATCATACGTAGTATGAATTAAATGTTCACCTGGTATCATAAATTGCTCATTTTGTATATTTAAACATAATAATTCTCTAAGAGAATCATATGTACAATAACCAAATGAGTAATCAAGTGATTTATGGAAAGTATAGATCTTCATCTTAAATTTCCTATTATCAAACTTTGTTGATAATTTGAAACTTAAGCCCTTGTAAAGGGAAGAAAGTATATTTGGTAAGTTCTTACAAGAACTCATGTAATTTCTTTTGACCTTATAAAAGTCATAAAGATTTACCATTACTATGAAAGGATTGTTGATATTCTCAACAATTCCATTCATTGGTAATCCAGTAAACTCTTTTCCTTTACAGAATCATCTTTTAGCAAATTCATATGTATCTTTCGATACATGTGTCTTACTATCAGATAATTCTACACCCAGATAACCCATTCATTTCATATAAGTCTTGGCAACTTTATCGTTTTTTATAACGATATCATCACCAAGAAGTATATAATCTGAAAAATTATCTATCCCGTTTAGTTTTGCACATCAGTGCACAACTAAATGGTGTGTAAGTGTAAAGGCAGCTCAAGAAGAATATGAACCCATAGGTTGTCCTACTTCGTAAGAAATAAGATTACCTTCTGGAGTTTCAAATTTTCTTGTTGATAGAATATGATTTCATCCATCGGCAACTTCTTTAGATATAGCTATCTCTAGAAGACGTCTTTGTAATGAAATCGGAAATCTATCAGTAGCTGATGACAGGTCTATAGATCAAAACATATTTCCATCATCCTTTCATTTATTTGTTGGATCCTGTGTAAATGTCCTATCACATGGAAGATTATTTAGTTTACTAAAAATCTTTTCATGTATAGGTTTAAGAAAGAGTTGTGTATAGTAATCAACTATAGCAACTATTCTTAATTTACATTCAGGATCATAAATAAATGAAAGTTTACCTAGCTTTTGAGAAGGAAAACCCTTTTCTCAAGCATAGTTATATTGATCTTGGAAATAATCAATACCCTTTTGATCTGTAATCTTAAATATAGATGCCATAAGATCATATGAATAAGATAACAAAGA